CAAAATTAAACCTAGAGCTAATGGCCTTCTGGGGCGCATTGTTTTTATCAGTCGTACTCTCCGACCCAAGTTTATCTAATAAAAACTTGGAAAATTATGTGCGGTCACACCTCATAAGGGGGTGCCGCAAGATAGCGTATGAATGTAAAATCCTCCGCTATAGCGGTGTCTGTCATTACAGAAAATTGTGGTGTGGCACCACTCACCTGAATACCCAACGAATATAATCGGGAATAATTCCCGTCGAAGGGAGTTGAACTCACCGGCATTGGTTGCAAAGCACCAGATGGCAGAAACAGCGAGTTCGTGTAACAAGGAATTTCGACTTCTATTCCCTGATTTGTTTGAGGTTGGAACCTGGTCACCCCAACAACTGTTGACATGTTGTTCAAACCAGTGCCAACATTGACATAGCTATAAGGCGCTGTCGCATTGATATTGGGCTCGATGCCCACTGTCACGCTTTCAATGCTACTACTGGGCAGGCCTGAAAGGACAACCCTCTTACGGATCCCACCCCGTATACCCAAGAAGGCGTACCGCAAGTAATTAAACAACGAGACAGGTCCTCCAGGGAAAGCACTTGTCGTATTAGGCTGGAGAGATGGTATAGTTAACAAGCCCAAATTAATTGATTTTGTGCCCGTTGTCACATCTGCATTCAGAATCAAATCCTGATTTGTCGTAAAACGCCGCAGGTAACTTCTGAAAGATAATGGCTGTTCACCAAAATGCAATTGGGGACAAAGTGACCTATCCAGGTTCTCGGTGTTCATATCAAAGCACGATACCTCCTTGTTCAATAACCCAGATTCCGTCTGCAACATATTCCTCGGGAAGTCGCCCGTCATCACGTTAAGACGCATGTCTTCAGACTTAACGTAAACATTCACATATATGCTGGTACCGTTGGGGTTTTGCAATTTCGTAAGAGGCGTGATGTAAAAGAAACCATTGGCATATCCATCCCACAATTGGGGATTAGCTATGGGATACATTGCCGCACTCGACGTTGGCGTCAATGAATTCCACAGCCTGGGCTGACACCAATTGATGCAAAATTCCACATCTGATGCTTCCTGCAAATCAACAATTAGAATGTGCTGTTTATTCAGGCTTATCGAACCTTCGATGAGAGACTTTTGGTTTATATTTGGCTCATATATAATAGCCACCTTGCCTCTCACAAAATTTGATACCACGAACTCCAGACGGTACGTAATCGATCCACTCCAATACTGGAAAGGTCGCGCGGCGAAAGCCAACGACGTAGGCTGGTAATGGTTAACTGTCCCAGTGACTTTGGAAGTTACTATGGGGAAAACGGCACAATCAAATAGGATTGTTGACAAAGGCGTGCTGGTCGTGGCCCACGTAAAAGTAGTGAATAATGACTCGACTCTACATAGATGAGCTAGAGTTAATTCATCGTCAAGAACCCCCCCCACTGACGCGTCTACAACTAATTCTTGTTTTGGCTCAAGTGCCAGCCGATGTCCCGTATCCATCCCAACAGTTACTGCCGCGTTCTGAAACGGTTCGTTTTTCATGCGCGATGCAAACGTGGTATCAACGGGATATGACCAACCATAAATGGCGGCCAACCTTGATATGCCCTGCAGCACCATACTACTTGCAACTGCCATGGGACGCAAATACGGTACCGACGTCAGGGCGGTGCTCACCTCAGCCGCCCTGGATGCTACCCTTTCAACGGGACCCTCCTTGCGTTCGTCACGCATTCCTGATTCCGTGGTTAGTGTGATCAAAGTTCCAGTCGGTGCTGCGAGCTGCACATTGCTCAGCCATCCGTAGACATCCACACTAACTGGACTATCCACCGTGGCCGATGTTCCCAAAGGGTTCAGTGTCTGTATAAACAATGTCCCCATCTGAGTACTATCAGAAAAAGCGGTGGAATCCGACAATACAGCTGTACTGCTGTTAAACAATCGCATAACTGGCCGTGGATACACGTATGGCAGAGTAATCTCCATGGGCTCATTTTCTCTCACATCCATCACTCTAGCGCCTCTCATCTGGCTAAGCCATTTAAGAAGATTTGGCCGGTAGAGCGATGATGAAGCCTTATATCGTGCGGACACATCATTAATATACGTCATTGGCACAAAAGACACCAAAATCTTCCCCATATGAAATGGCCCACCTGAGACCGTGATCCTCACATTTAAGTCAGCCCTTAAGTACGCAAAATTTTTTAATTTTGCGCGCACGGATGGTACTAACAAATAAGTTTGCCAAATATCATTGCGGTAATATAAATCCGCCGCAATATCAACTGACAAATTCCCCAATTGAACTGGCCGGGAAAAGAAGTTGTTTAGGTCCAAATCAGTATCTGAAACGTTCAATTTCATTTCCCATCCAGCATCAGTCGTATCCTCCGATGTCCCGCCAATATCCAACACATTTTCATGTGCGACAATGGCTGCACTGTCTACAGTGCCAGCTTTCATATCGCTGATTTCACCCGACTCCGTATGTAGATTCCTTCTCCTAGCCAAAATGCGACAGATAACGGATAATGACGCTCGCGCGTCCTCCAACTCCGCCTTCTTATTAAAGAAGCCTTCCACTGACATTCGATAGTCAGGTAGTGTGGAGTAATTGGCCGATGATTCGCAATCAAAGCGTGTTAACTCAGGTGTCACACAATTCATAGCAAGTAGTTCTTGCTCCAAATCGTAAACCAGTTGCTCTAATCTACGCTTCTCATCTTGTAATTCTGCTACCCTTGGGTTAGAATCGAAGCGGGTCAACCCCGATCCTTTATTCCCGTATAAGACAATTTTACGGCGGTCTTCGCATACGCCAGCAACTTCCCAACCAGATTCCGCTACGAGATCGGAACGACTGGTGGCCTCAAAAAGTCCGAAGTTGTGCTGTCTTCCCCCCTGGACAGCAATATCTGTGGGGCATAAGGAGAGATTATTAAAAATTTCTCCAAAACTAGGCACTTTGTCCTGTATATCGCTAACCTTGAAATCATGTGCACCAGCGAAAAACAACAAAATCTCATTCCGGAGCTCATTGAAACCTGACTCATCTAAGTGCAAGAACGCTTCATACAAAAAAGATGTTAGCGTCGACAACATTTGGTCGCACATTGTAACACTCCGCGAAGGCATAACCCATTGTAACATTTTGTACATCGAAGAAACACTCAATGGTGCTACTATACGATCCAGTTCCGGGTGATGACGAAAATTCCTTTTAAGAAATGTCATGTGCAACAACGTAGTGAACTCTTGCGTCACCTCCTGTTTCCCTGCAGTGGTAAACTCCATCCCAATGACGTCTTCACACACAGTTTTGAAAGTGCGCATGTTAAAGACATGTGCTATGATTTTCTTCACGGCCATGAGCAAGTCATCCCCGTAAGTAATGGGCAACACATTGCGAAAAAACTGTCCGAGGCCCAAATGATAGTATATGTACATCGTCAGAATCAAATTCTTTAATGAGTTGTCTTCTGCGGTCGCATACTTGCCAGATGGTTGCAAACCCGCTGCAACAAACAGGTCGTTCAAAATTTCCACCATAGGAAACAAATTGTCGGACAAGATACCACACACAATCTTCAGTGCAAAAACATTGTAACCCATCTCCTCTAGAACACGATAGACTATTCTGCTTGCGCATTCCGAGATATCGAAGGGCATTTGCAGATCATAGCCTCCATAATCCCCTTCAAAGATGTGTTCATCATCAAAAGAGGAAAGCTTCTCATAAATTTCGTGAGCCTCCTTGTGCATATTGGTGCCAACAGCCGTGCAAAACAAATCGCGGTATGCGACCATTGATGTATAAAAAGGCGCCAGAAACATTTTGCACAACACCAAAAATGGTAATGGTGTCATGTAAAACAAACGAGTCTTGCCTAATGCGACCTTTTCAGGTTCTCTTGGCTCGTCCTTGAGCTGTGCTTTGAAGATAGGTGAACACGTGCGCCCACTGGAATAAGTCTCCATGGCATCGAGTACATCTCTTTTGAGAATGTCTGCCGCCTCGCGCACCACTTCGATGTCTTCTAACTTGACATCCACCAAGTCCTCAAAGTAGACGTTCTTCTTACCTGGATAACCAAATCCAGCTGACTTGTTTACGTCCACCCTCCGTAAATAGGCATCGTGAATCACACCATTGATAGCAGCGTCCATGTCCAAAGGAGACAATTTCTCCACTCCTCTCTCACGTAACCCACAAACAAACCTGTCCACAAGCTCGGTTTCAATTTTGCTTAAAATTGTGGAATCTAAAGGTTTCTTCGTTATGTTCATCTTGCGGAGTGCATTATTGTACGGACTCCTCCAGACGCCTTGGTTATCAAGGAAAGGCTTCATCTTTGGGGGCATGAAGCGTACAGTAACTGGATCCCTAAAGCTGCGCTCAAATAGCGCATCCATCCATTCCGGCGCCTCTCCAAAACAACTAGGAATCAGATTGGAACGCCCTTGTAAAACAGTGGCTCCTAGAATACGTCCGTAGTAACCGAGAGAATGAAAGTTCTCATGCATAAAGGGCGATTTCGGCAATGGATTGTAGCCATACTTCATATCACAATACTGCTTTGATAAAGATTCTGTGCTCAGTATAGACACCAAATTGCCACTCTCTGACATGACCCTAAAACCAGTAAATCCATCCATAGCAGCTTTAATCTTGGCTAAAGGTAATGGTATAGCGCAACAATAATCGTCCGCGACGTCATGCGAGCCTGCGGAATGGATTCCCGCTATTGACCACCCGTTCCCAACTGAAATGAGCACGGGTATACCACACTTGCCTTTTGCATGCTCACGCCATCTATACGATATGGCCGAAGAAACAACAATATGTCCATGCAATTTATCCAGCGCCGTGTAGCCATTCTTGTCATATGACAAGCCGATATAGGTTCCATCTATGAAACCCCTTGAATGCAAAAACTCTCCGTCAAAGATATGATTCAGAATGGGCTTGAAACGGGTACCGCTCAATCTCACCAGCAATAAATCATCTCCCAGGAGAGTGATTCTATCACTTGTGAGAAGCGTGGCTGCATATCCATTTTTAGGATCCGGCCCACATGATACGGAAACGTTAAGCACTACTCGTCGACTCATGTCAACTGCGTGAGCGTGCATGATCGCAAAATTGTCGCATATACCCAGAATGTGGGTAACCATGGGGTTTTCACCTTGTACATGCACCTCAGTAAAGCGTACATTGGAGGAAACATAAGCCCACAAGTCTTCTACAGACGAAGTATGCGCCGGACTCTTGGAAACGCGTATTTTATCGTTCCAGACACCGTCCATTCGCCCTAACACTCGTTCAAATGATCTGCCAGTTTCGCATTTCTCTTCGTATGAATTCAGAGCTGCATTCAGCTCTGCGTCCCCGCGGTGAAAAACAGTCGCTTCTGTTGCTAAATCCGCTTGTTTCAAACCATGCGGAGTAGCGAGCAGTTCCTCTACCTCTCCCTCCTTGGGTTCCCGGTAGATCTTGCGCGTGTCACACACCTCCTCCTCCACAACATGTTTGTTCTCCAGGTTGTCATAGAATAAGAAACGTGGTTTTATCTTTTGGCCCTTCAAGTTGTCAGCGTGGGCATCATCTCGGCGGAATGCTTTCTTCTTTCCTTGCTTAAAAACTGATGACCATGCCATATAAACGGCGCCACCAGCAATAGCAACCCCTAATGCACTCATAAACGAAACGTGCGTGGGTGGAACGAAAGAAGTTTTCAAACCTACAAATCCCAGGTATTCCCTGAGTAATCTGCTGTTGTATGACACCTTCTGCCTCAATCGAAACAAACGCTGGTCCATTTCATCCTGCATGAGAAAGTGAGCCACCCCTCGGAAATCCACAAAAGAGAACACAATCCCCAACAGACTACACAACGTAATCAAAGGATGGTGGATAAACCCACCCATGGCCGCACTAAGAAGAAAAACAAATAGTCGCATCAACGTCATTCTAAAAAGAGGCACGGATGCCGGGTCCTTCTGTAGAAATTTTCTGACAAGATCAGTTAGCTCGGCCATAAACCAGCCCGCCACGATGTTGACAATCAACGTTGCAACGAATTCCAATGTTATGTGCCATTCCTTAATGTCATCTCTAAAGTAACTCCACTTATACTCGCCTGCTGATCTAAAAGTCTGTTTAATACTCTCAAACTGCTGTGAAGCGTAAGCTTTCAGAAAGCCCGATTCGGTGTCCAACTTGACATCGTCAAGTATGAGACCGTTTTCTGTGGGCATTCCAACATACTCACCATAAACGTCATTCTCCATTGACCATTGCATATCAGTAATAATCTTCTTCTCTTTGAGAAAGTGGGCACGATAATGCTTGCGCATAAACGTAGCAAATTGATCCGCATCTCCATTGTCCAGGAGAACTTCAGGCTGAGATCTAACTGCGTCCAATGCTTTTTCAACATGTACGGTGTATGTCCATCGTGACATGTGTGGCACCTTGTCGTTACATTTCTTCGGATCAATCGCCTCACACCCCTCCACCCTATATTGTGGTAAAGGTGTTGGTCGCACATACAAAATACGCGCCCTGACTGCTGCCTCATTGTTCAAAAACTTGCTGAGGTCGAGATCCTTATGATTGGTGTCAGCTACTATCAACTCACCCAGGAACGGAGTTTTTCCCTTGTTCCCCTCACCAAATGCATAATTCAAAGAAACAGGCATGGAGCTCACTAAAGAGGTGATCTCTTTAATGGGTTCTGTATCGCCCATACCATTGGACTGTACTTTTGTGGCACCGAGTTCTGGTACATAGATGTAGGGTTGGGAATAACTATTATACCCATCCCAATACTCTGAAGTCAAAACTCTCGTGTAAACGAGGTCCTGGGAATGCTTCCTGCCCATAACATCGGAAAGTAATTTAAAACAAAACTCACCTACGTTACTCTTGCCTATACGTGGAGGCCCATGCACTAGTACTAATATTGGTGCAATGCGTGTGCCACTTCGCAACTGGCTCTTAAGGCTGGAAACCAACCCAATGACCTTCAGGCGCGCAGAATTTATTTCCCGATACCGTGTGGTTACAGGACTGAGCTTGGACATTGATACGTCTAAAAATGGAAGTATCTTGTCCAACTCATCAACCAATTCTCCTCGATGGATCCACCCAGGGCATGGCAACCCGACGTAATTTTTGTCGGCATACAACATGAGCTCATCCACACGCATCAACGCGGCAGACACTGGGTCTTCACTCAGCAACGCTTTTATGAAGGGCACGCCTGCAAACAATGCTTCGCCCACAGCCAACATCGAAGCCGCTTTGTCAATAACGTCCAAAATGAGGTCGTAGAAACTCATTTTCTTTGCCTTACCTATGAAGCTATCGATGTAAGTTGACCAACTTTCAGGTAGGAAATTCCCCATGCTAATCAACATGAGTATTCGTCTAAAAAACTGGGCAACGTCACTATTGACCAAGGATTTGTACATGTTCAAGCCACATTTGATGTCTTCACTCCATGACTCTGTTACCAATTGTTGTTTCTGTTGGGGCAACAGTGATCGCACAAATGACACAATCATCTCTGAAAGTTTCGCTATCGAAACTATCTTAATAATGCCCTTGCAAAAATTACCAACAAACAACGAAGTAACGCTAAAAATGCGTCCCTCGTCAATTGTGAAACACAAATGCAACCATTGTACGCCAGCCATAAGAAAACCTGCATACTCATCACAGCGCGAAAAAAGCAAGCGAGTTTGCTCTGGAATAAAATCACTAAATCGTGATGCAGCTTTGGTAACCATTGCCGCACCCTCCGCCATCTGCCGACACAGTCTGTCAAATTTCTCATTCGCCATCCTAGCGACATCATCAAATTTGGTGTACGTGTCATCCTCGATCTCCTCCCCATCACTCAAATTGTAGTTGGGAGGCTCTAAGAGAAAACCATTCTCCGTATGCAATTGTGCTGGAGCGGGCTCTCTCATGGCGGCTTCTTTCCTCTCTTGCTTGCGCCTCTCACGTCTTGTTTTCTTTACTCGCGCGGTGTGCGCGATTCTAGCGGCTCGCTTCTGTTGATTTTCAAGTTTTTCCGCTTTCTTCTCGCGCCGTCTATCACGGGCATGATACCTATACTTCTTTATGACGATCTTCTTCTCGTCTTCTCCGGCGGTATACTTTTGCTCAACAAAGTATTGCTCCCGAGTCTTCTCCATAAGTAAAGCCCTTGTTCGCGTCTTCACCTTCTGTTCAGTGCGCCTAGCCCTCTTTTTAGCTTGTCGTGAGCGTAACTGTGCTTTAAGACGTCCAAGGTATTCCGCCTCGGAAATGCCTTCTGATGCCATAATTGCTTCCATTGCAGCCTGTCGTCGGGCAGTGGCTTGGTTTACTAAATAGCCTAATCCTTCACCCAATTGTGGCTTAAAAACTGCTCTCATCTCCCTTTTCCTCTGTCTCGCTGATAACTCATCAGTAGGGAGAGTGAACGTGAGTTCCTTCGTCAAAATCTCAGGAGTCCCTTTCTTCAACTCTGGTACAAAGGCAAGCCCAAGATTCTTCCTCAAGTCTTTCTTGTATGTCCTCTTCACGTCTTGTTTTCCACGGTGGTGGTCTCCAAGCTTGCTGAGCGGCTTGTTCTTTTCAATCTGCGCGCGGATGACGGCCTCTTCTATAGTGCCTTCTTCCACTCCAGCTAAAACGTTCTTAGACTCATCCCCTTTGTTGATAATTATAGAATCTATTGGAACGGACGCTATCTTTTCGAGAACAGACGCAGAAAACATGTCAGAGAATTCGTCATAACGTGAATCATTCGGTGTATAATCTCCATCATCATACCAAATTTCTTCCACCTTGGATGCTTCTTCTTCTAAATCTGACAATAATTTCTCTTCCATAGCGATTTTGGCTTCTTCCGCCAACTTTTCCTCTTCGGCAATCTTATTGAGGCGTTCAATTTCCCTTCTCTCCAATTCTTCCGTCGTTAACAGGTGTAGTTCGCGACGACGGTGAGCGGGCAATCCATCAATCTGGTGCTGGCTATATTTGAACTGGCCTTGGACTTCAACCTTGTGCTCACGCTTACGCGCTGACAGGGAGTCCTTTTTTCTCGAGTTGTTCTTTTCCTTAAGCTCTAGAGCCAAACGCTCTCTTTTTGTAAGCCTAAGCTTGGGAGCAACTCCCTTACGTCCGGTATGGACGTTTATCTGTTCCTTCTTATATGAAACCGGGACTGTAGAAACCTTTACTGTATCAACTGATGCAGCTATCGCATGGGATAGTCCATGGCGCGATAAATCCATGGACCGTGGTGTATTTAATTCTTTTGTCACTGAATTATTCACCATTATAAGTGTTCGATGGGTTTTCTGTACTGACCATCATGAACGACCTCACAAAGAGTGAGATCTTGTGTACTAACCTACGGCGCAACTCGTAGGAATTGTTTTACTTGCGTTATCGAAACCGGAGAATCGAACAGAGAGAGAAAGTAAGGAAATAGTAAAGGAAAAATTAACCAAAACAACTAGAAACCTGGAAAATCTCAAAAGAAACCCGGAACCGACGGTTTTTGGGCACACAGAGTGTACCAGTAAAAACCGACAAACCATGAAAATGTTCATCAGAATAGTTCTTATCATAGATAATAAAAGATCTTGTCTTGAGCGACACGCGGACTTGCGGCGTGCTCATCAAAACAAGACGTCTTAAAACATACAACCATAAGCGGCTGTGGATACGCAAATAGCTTGTGTGAGACATAAAGCGTCACACTGATACTTGCGAAATGCACAGCTATTTACGAACGTGCGTTAACACGTAAACTACTCCAATGACCTGGGGGGGAAACCCCC